CCATTTGCATCGGCAAGTTCCCACCATTGGGCTTCATCGGTGAATGTGAATCTGTAATCCATTTTGATACCTTATGAAGTTAGGGCTTGCAAGTTTGTTGAAGTTACTTTTATTGGGTAATAAGTAAATTTACGAATGCATCCATTTATGTAGTTGGCATTTGAAAGGTCATATGCAGTTCCAAGAACCAATCTAGCAAGTCCTAAAGGAACTACTCCTATTGTGTCAGTTGCCGTAACGCTTCCGTTAACAGAAACTCCAAAATCATTGTTCTTGTATCCTAATGCTGTTTTAAAAAAAGTATTACTTGATACAGTTACACCAGCCCCTAAATTAACTTGCGTAGAACCGAGTGAACTTACAAATAAATTTCTAGAAGAAACAGGTGATGAATATATAAAATTTGGATCAGAAGAAGATGTCCCATTATCAAAATTAAAACTAAAAGAATCAGTAGTTATGCGAGAAGTGTTTAGTTCATAATAAACTGAGCCTTCACTTGCATTAAACCAACTACTAAAATTACTTCCCGTAATTTGTGCCACATCTGCCGTTCTTGTAGCACTTGCTGAAGTTGTTGCAATGTATGAAGTTGGAAATGCACCCTGTTCTAATTGTGCTCCCCAAATTAAAGCACCAGTTGTTTTGTCGTTATAAGTTGTACTGGCATAGGCATTAAATTGATTGTATAAAATACTTCCTTGAGATATTCCAACAATAGTTAATCTATACCAATTATTACCAACACTAATAGAACTACCAGTTATATTAGTGCCAACAGTTGAACTTACTGAACCATTGGAAAGATTAAACACAACTCTTTGAATACTTGGGTATCCAAATGACAACATGAAATAAGGCGCAGTAATACTGCGAACATACATACTTAAAGCATAAGTTCCACTAGAACTTCCAACCAATGTTTGATATATGTCGCTAGTTCCAGTAACTAAATCAGCAGTTTGAGTTCCATTTGGTGCAATGCCTTGATTAACAGTAATAGAACTTGAACCCGAGTAATAAGAAAAATCTTCAGAATAAAGTGCAAGATTTGTTCTCTGTTCCTCAATCAACAATCCCAACGATTCACCAGTAGTAGGGTTGCAATCAAACCTTGCTTGATTACCACCCGCACTTAGTAGAACGGGGATGTAGTTTGTTATCGTTTGCGTTGTTGTTGCGGTGTATGCTATTAAAGTGCTACTGGCTTGAACTTGCGCCCCCCATAAAAACACACCGGATGTTCCATTACCCGCCCAAGAAAAACTAGTAACATCGCCCGAAGTGTAAGAGTCGGGCAAAACCCAAAGTTCTAATCGTGAAACCCCTGCGCCCGTATAAGTAGTTGAAATTCTGTACCAACCGTTTCCGACACTAGTAATAGCAGAGTTTGACACTATAGCGGCGGCATTATTTTGACTTATAACGGCAACAGTTGTTAAATTAAAAGTTGCACTTGCCCCACTATATGCACCTTCACGCAAACCAACTTTTGTATTGCCATTTGCTTTTACATAAATTGAATGTGTCTGAACATTATTAGAAATAGCAGGGCCGTTAAGATGGCAGTAATGAAATCCATTTGTAGTGTTAGGCGTAAGTGTGTCAGCGGTTGAAGTCCCATCGGGTGCTACGGTACTGTTTGCCGTAACTGTACTGTTAACTTTAGACCAAGCCGCATTGTCAAATTCTTGCGAGTACAACAACAAATTCTGTTCTGCCATCGCAGTAGTTTTACCATCGTAGTAAACCGCAGGGGTTGACCTAGTAAAAGTAATGCGGTTATCTAATTGCTTGGTGTTAGCAAAGTCAAGTAAAAGGCTTGGCGATACGTTTCCAAAGTTTTGTGAAATACTCATTTTGTTCCCCATTCAAATTTATAACCGCCAGTTTGCGTTAACTTGCCGTTGCAAACCATTCTAATTGTTTGACGATGCAAATTTAACTGTTTTGATGCGTCATTTAACCCATAGTATTTCACGCCATTTGTAAGGCATAAAACTGGCTTAGATAATTTATTTGTTGGTGCGCTTGCTAATGCCGCAATTGACATATTTTTTCTTGTTTGCTCACTTGCTTTTCTACCAATATGAACCGACCGCATTTTTTCTAATACTTCAGGACTATGCGTTTTGCCATAAAAGGGATTGTCTTTACCAACACACTTACCTTTTCTTGCAAGTGAAACCTTTGCTTTGGCTTCATTGGTGTGGTGTTTGCCTAGCATTGGATGATTTGTATAGTCACGCTTATTTTGCGAAGCCGACATTTTTTCCAAAGATTCAGCAGTATGTTTTTTGCCAAACATCCCATGCTTTTCGCCACTAGCCTTTGGCGTGTGCTTGTTTGCTTCACCAATTCTTTGTCGTGTTTCCTGTGATGGAATCCAACCGCTTGTACCTTCACCGCCATCGGAAATGTTGACAAGCCTAACGCCACGCCTACGATACAAATCAATCAGTTCAACTTCTGCTAGTAATGAAAATTCTTCATCAACATTTTTAATGGGCAATCTAACTTCTACGTTGTCTTTTGATTTGCAAAAGTTGTTCCAAAACTTGCCACGATTAACAAAGTGCTTGCATCGCTTTCCTGAACCTTTACCGACATAGAACACCGCACCCGTATCTTTACGGATGTGTTCGTAGACGTAAAAGCGTTCAGCGTTCATGGTTTCAGATTGGGAAAGTTTGATTGGATGCTCATGCTTGTTCTCCATCTGCGGGTTCGGGTGTATTGCCTTCAGCAAGCCATTTTAGGTAGGCTTGGTAGTCGGTGTTGGCGGGGTCTTTTGGTAGCCACAATCCATCCGAACGATAAATCATTTTTCCATCAAGATTTGTGATTGGGTCTAAAGTTAATTTGTATGTAATCATTTTATAACTCTGCGCTTATAACTAATAAACCTGAATTAGCATCAATCCAACTTGCAAGCCCTTTACCGCCCGCTAATGATGTAACAAAACGAATTTGATTAACACCACTACCAAAACCAAGTGCAGAATAACTAAGTGTTTGATATGAAATTGCCGCGCCAACAGAAGCAAAGTAATATTGCATCACCGCTAAATTACCTGAGAATGATGGGCTTGCTCTCATTGGTTGTATCAAACCATAACTATAAATATTTGAATCACTTGATACACCAACAATACTACTGCTAGTTGCTGTGCTAACTGTTTGACAATACCGTTGGCACAAAGCCAACTCAGTCCCAAAAGGTCGCACATCAAACGATGTTGCTATGTTGCCTTTTTCTAGTTGAACGCCTGTGATTTGCCAAGTATTTGAAGCAGATGAACCTAAATTTACTTGACCAGTTATTCCCCGTTGTGAATCTAACGATTTCCAAACACTTGGGCTTCCTGTTGCTGAAGATAAAGCAAGGAAAAAATCAAGTCGTAAACCTTCACCATTTGTTGCGGTAACTGCACCAGTTGAATCAGCGGGAATCAAAATCGTTTTGTACTCCCAAGTGTTTGCCACATTTATTGTGTAGCCTAAAACACATGAACGATTTGCATCAGGTCTGTATAAAAATGCGCTAAATTGTCCTGTTAAATTAGATTTGACCCAAAAACTTAGCGTCATAAGTGAAGCATTTGCAGTACCAAAACCAATATCAAAAATATTGTTACCTTCAAATTTTGTTTCAAATCCTACATCTGCACTTGAAGTTGATGTGCATGAAATTCTTAAAGAATTAACAAATCCTGATGGTGCGTCACTAATTCTTTGGGCAGTAAAAGCACCGCCACCAAAAGAATAATTAAATCTATCAACTGGAAAACCCGTAGAAGTTGTAATTGCCGAACCCGCATTGCGTTGGTCAATCATCATTGCGCCATTGATGATTCGGTTGCGGAATCCAACAGTCATGCCCGTGTTGTAGTACGCATCACCATTTTGGTAAGCCAATGAACCCAAATACTGATTCAATGGAATTTCATTAGGTGCGCTACCAATGTCGGATTGCGTAACTACTGCAACGCCATTTTCAGTCAGGGTTGTGAAATTGCCAGTGCTGGGTGTTGTTGCTCCGACAGTGCCGTTGATGTTGAAATTGGCTGCTGTGCCTGTGATGTTAGTTCCAACCAATGCGCTGGGTGTTCCTAATGCTGGTGTCACCAGAGTTGGTGAAGTTGCAAAAACATTTGCTCCAGTTCCTGTTTCATCCGTCAAAGCCGCCAACAGTTGAGCAGAAGTGAATGAGCCTAATGATGTGGCATTTCCGCTTGAAGTAATTGCACCAGTCAGATTTGCATTAGTGACAACAGTTGTTGCGTTGCCAACAGAAGTAACCATTCCTGTCAGATTGGCATTTGTCGTGACATTGCTTGCAGTGAAGTTAGTAGCAGTCCCTGTGATGTTTGTGCCTACCAAGGCAGATGGAGTGCCAAGGGCGGGAGTGACCAGAGTTGGACTATTAGCAAACACAGCAGAGCCAGTGCCAGTCTCATCTGTCAAAGCTGCAATCAGATTTGCACTGCTTGGAGTAGCCAAGAAAGTTGCAACTCCAGTCCCAAGACCAGACACACCACTTGCAATTGGAAGCCCTGTCGCATTAGTCAGAGTTGCACTTGTCGGAGTTCCTAGAATTGGAGTGACCAGTGTCGGAGTGTTTGCAAATACCAAAGCACCAGTGCCAGTTTCGTCACTTACTGCTGCCAGCAAGTTGGCAGAACTTGGAGTTCCAAGAAAAGTCGCAACACCAGTTCCCAATGATGTGATGCCAGTTCCACCATTAGCGACTGGCAGCGTTCCATTGACACCAGCAGTCAGAGAAACTGTGTTCTTTTCCCATAGGCTTGTGCTTGCGTTATAGACAAGGGTTTGGCCAGTGGTGGGAGACTGTGCCGAGACATTGTGCAACTCATCCATCTCATAGCCGTTTTGCACTTTGACAAACAACTTGCCCTGAGTTGCATGAGCGTACTCAACAATAGCCACATAAACCAAATGATCTGGTGCATAAGGCTTTGTCGCAGTCAATGTCCCAGCCGTTGTTGGGCTTAAATATAACTGCGCTCCATCTGTATAAGCAGATGTGTTAATGTTGCTTACTAAGCCAATGACAGTAACATAACCATTTGAGTTGTTTGCCAAGTCAGAGGTTATCAAACCTAATGTTTGTGCAGATGTTGAGTCGCCTGTTGCTAACGCTTTTGAGACTGTTGATTTTTGACCAGTTGCACCAGATATGTAAACAGCAGTGCCTTTGGTTAAGGTTGCGCCAGTTGTGTTTCTAACTGCCGCCAATAATGTTGATGCTGGTGAAGCTTCAGAAACCGCTAAATCAATGATGCTTCCATTCCTAGAAACAACAATGCTTGCGTCAGTTGATGTAATGTCAGAAACCGCTTTGTCAGCAGGGTAAGTGACAAAGACTTCTTTTGTGCCAGCCGCAAATAAAACTTTAGCGTCTGAATTGCTGGACTGTAAAACAGTTGTCCGAGCAAGCGTCAGACCATCATTCGACAATGTGCCAAGACCGACCTCCCAATCAGCACCATCCGCAACTGAGTAATAAGTGGTGTTGTTTGCACCGACACCAGCCGCAAATGTCTGAAAACCAGTGACTGATCCGCTTAGGACAAAATCACTGGTTCCAGTAGTGGTGGTTGATTGCTTAACTCGATCAGCAAGGATTAAAGCCATAAATAACCTCCGAGCCACCCTCGGTGGTGGCTAAAAAACTCAGTTTTGAATACGCAGTGGGGATGTGATGTCCACTGTAAATGTGCCGTTTGTAGAGATCACATTGCCAGCGAAATCAAGGTAAGCAACCAAATTGTCGGTTGAAGCAGTGCCAGTGGTCTTATAGATCACAGCAGCAGCCGCAGTCAAAGTTGCTGAAGCCCAAGAGACATCCGCAAAGTTGATGTCAATTCGGTCATTGGCTGTGTCGTTGGTCACAGTCACAGCAGTGGAAACACCGCCCGATGTGTAGCCAGTGCCACTGATCTCGTTGGTAACGTCAGAACGCTTTGTGTGCGTATCTTTGTTTGGTGTGTAACTGGATGTGACCAGAATGATCTTAAATGAGTTGGTGTCAAAATCAATTGCACCAGTTGCCATGTCATTCAAGGCTGAATTGTAGATTAGAGAGGCCATTGTTGATTCCTTTCAGGATGGATTTTAGTGGAAACTAGAAACTTAATCAATTTCGCAAAATGTCAATGAAATGCCACAAATCCGAGTTTCGGTAAGTTCCAGTCGGTTTGTCAGTTGCCCAAGCCTGTGGTGGGCCATTTAATTCTGTGTAGTTGTCGCCCTCAATCATATAAATTTCAAAGGCTTGAGGAACAATAAACTCGCCATTTTCATTGGTTTTGCCGACCATGACCATGACAGAGTGTGGAGGAATCTCCTCAATTGATTTGATTTCCTCAAAAACTTGCTGTGCAGGAATGTTGATTTCTCTCATATTTTATGTCCATGCGGGTAAGTAAAGGGTTGTTCCATCAATTGTGATCTGAATCCAAACATTTGTTGAATTGCTTGCTGGTTTGTTTGCACCATTGAAAGTTGCGGTGGCCGAGCCTGTGACAGTGCCTTGGACAAATCTCAAAACATTAGTTCCACCCGATCCATTCAAACGATTGGCAGCATAAGCGTCAGTCCCAGAAGCAACAGTTGCAAATGCAGAGGCTTCTTGTCCATCAAGTAAATCTGCATTTAAGTTTGCGACAACAGTGTTGTTGCTAATTCCAAACCTACCAAAAGAATAAAGACCAAACTCAGTCCCTCCAGACCCTGAAGACGATGATCCAAAAACACCAGCCGCCTGTGAGCCTGTACCCGCGCTAATACCTAAGACACCATTGCGAGTTGTTCCTGTAGCGTTTGTGACCCCTAGAACACCATGCCCTGTACCATTGTTTGTTCCAGTTATTGCAGTGCCGTTATAGCCTGAAGCGTTTGTGACATTCAATGCACTGATTGAAGACGCACCATTTAGAGTGCAGTTTGTATATAAACCAGCAACACCCAAAAGGCTGAAAATCGTTCCTCCACCTGAGTCATAAACTTTCAAATAAGAAGATGATGATTCATTAAGGATGACTCTATTTCCAGAAGCAGCAGACTCAACAGTTCCTCTAAAAAGACCATTGTTGAAAAAAGCATCACCAGTGTTTCTTTTTATGTAATAACCGACAGTCCCATAAGTTCCAGAACTTCCAAAAGTCGGAGGGTTTGATCCATCCCAATTGTCTGACTTGATGTCTTGGAAAATATTTGCAGCAACAGGGCCAGTCCATGCAGTCGTGTTTGCCGCAATTCCATCAACAGTCACAGCATTGCTGTTATATCGTCCCTGTATGTACCAAATGACTTGACCAACAACAGCAGTTGGTGAAGTTAAAGACCAACCACTTGGAGCCGCAGAACCGCTTGTGGGTGTCGTGAATGTTGGTGTTGGATCGGATTGAAGTTGTTGCTTATAAGCCGTAATTGCGTTTATTCCATCGGTTCCAGCAGCCGCAGCCGCATCCGTTGTCGCATTAGCACCAGTTGAGAATCCTGAAACATTGCGAGAGAAATCAACAGCCTTGAGCCAATAATATCTTGTCGCAGAAGCTGGCAAACCAGATCGAGCAAATGTCGAACTTGAAACTTCACCAATCTTTGTGGCAGTCGCGGAATTATTTGTTGAGTTTTCCCAAATCTCGTTATAAAACCAATCAGCAGCCGTTGGATTAGTCCAAGACAATTGAATTGTTTTTGCAGAGCCAACAGCACTCAAACTTGTTGGGGCTGAAGGTGCAGTGGTGTCACCAGATAAGGTGTGATTGATCGTTGTCGAGAATGGGCCTTCTTTGTCAGAGAAAATTGCCCTGACTCGGATGTTATAGACCAAAGCAACATCTTGCTGGCCAGCATAGTCATAAACAGTTTGCGAGGTGAAAATTGATTGCCAAAGAGTGTCAGAAAAGAGTTTAAATTGCAACTCATAGCCTGTCACATAAGCAGATGAAACAGCAGTCCATGTAACCCGAACCCCAGGTAATATTGTCCCATCAGGAAGGCTTAAATTTTGATTAGTGGCTGTTAATCCAGTCGGTGCAGCCTGTGGTTGAATTAGCGTCAGACTGGTGTTTGGAGCGTTATCCTGAGCGTCTGAGGTTGACCAGTCATAAGCAGTCGAGTCTTCCTCTTTGAGAACCAGATCAACTCCAATGTCCTCATTCAGTTTCCACTCCATGACCCTGAAATATTTGCCAGACCATCCCAGTTGAGCAATGGTCAAAGCCACCACATCGCCAGCCGTGATGTTGAGACAAGTTGGCTTGCATGAAATGCTGACAACAATGCCTTGACGCGACTTTAAAAGGTTAATCTTTGCAAGCCTTTGAGCCTCAAGATAATTAGTCGTGAAATTCAGATCGAGTTGAGCAGACAATTCCTCATTGCCATCTTGAGTCTTGAAAGTAGATGAAGCAATCGCTGGATATTCTGTCGCTGAATAAAGTTTGTCAGCATCAGCAAACACACCAGCCACTCGGTTAAATAGATTGGCTTTTTCATTAGCGCATGAGAGTTGAACATCGCCTCTCAAATCATCGACAGTGATTGTCTGAACAGGACTTGAGAACGCACCAACAATCAACTTATATTTGCCAGAGGAATAAATCAACATTCCAGCGCAAGTCGAGAGCATATCTTGCAAGACTTCCCGAGGACTCTTTGAGGTGTCAACCACGCCATTTAAGGTGTAGCGTTTCTGAGTGACAGCAGTTTTTACAGTGACAGTCTCATCACAGATATTTGCCGCAGCAATAAATGACGCTGAGTCGATCTCATCCGATGTGACCCGCATCCCATATTCGCTCATTATGTAATCGCGGATACAAAGGGCAGGGTTGTCAGACCAAGCCGTTGTTGTCGATCTAGGGTCATAGACTAATTTGCCCTTGACCAAAGCCCTGACTGTTGGAATGCTGGTAAAGATGGATGTGTCGTATTGCATCCTCACATAAACCGAGGAAATGCCAGTCAACTTGTGGCTCGATGTCCATTTGTTTGTGAGAGCCGCAGTCTCAGTCACTAGATCAGCATAAGCAGTGCCACCAGTCAGTGAGTTTTGAATTCTGGCTTTTCCAGAATAGCGACCACTTGAGACACTTCCAGAAACAGTGCCAACATCCTCGTCACCAAAGTAAACCTTTTCAACCGATTGAATCTGGTGGTCTGCCAATCCAAAGACTGTGTGCAGATATTCGTTTGTTGAGCCTGTGGTGGCCGCATAGAACATCACACCACCGACTAGGCTTTGGCCATAGATCAGTTGCCTTGGGGCTGTGGATGACCTGACATTGATTGTTTGACCCTTGAGTTCATTGGCAGTGCTTCCACCAATCAGACCCATGCTCTGAGCCGCCTTTGTGGTCAGAACAAAAGAGCCAGCCCGAATAGCCGCCCTTAAAAAGATGGCTTCTTTGCCGATTGCAAAATAAGCAATTGCCTGTTCTGCAAGAAACTCACCAGCCAAATAGACTACCAGTTCAGCCATTTATATGCTCCAAGCCTTTTCACAATTGAGAGTCGGTTGCATGATGATGCCAGACTCGGCCACAAAAGCCGACAATTCGCCAACACAAACACCAAGCAATTCTCGCCCCTCATTCATTAAACAGACCACATCGCCCCTTTGAGCCAGCAGAACTGACTTGGATTGACCAAAGTATTTGTCAGCCGCGCTTATCATTCCACCATGCTCACTCATTAACTCAGCAGCCCTTCTGGGTGTCTCATATTCAAAAAGACTGGTCAAGTCTTTATCTGAAATCTCTTTGACTGCCTTAATCGAAAACTGCCAACAGTCGTTTGTTCCCCATTCAAAAGGCAAATCCTTCTTTTGAACAATGTAGTCCTCAAGCAATCTAGGCCAGTTGTCTTTTCTCATGGAACTTCTGTAATAAATCCACCAGAATTGGGGTTTCCACCACCACCAGCATTTGCACCAGTTGGATCAGTGCGACCCCAATTTATATCCAGATTCTCGATGGCCACCACATATTGCAGACCCTCATCTGTGGCATCCCTGACTTGTTGCTCCTCATAAGTGAAGCGTTTGATCTTTGGTCTGTTGGCATCGATCATTTGATGCTCGATAGAAAGTGAGATGGTGGCTGTCTGGCCAAGACTGATTGACATCACATCCATGCGACCAGTAAACATTAAAGCCGCAGCCACCAGATCGTGATTGGCATCGAGCAAGGCAAAATAAATCTTTGCTGCCCTTCCCTGATAATTCTCGCCCAAAGCAATTGCAATGTGGTTTGAGTCAATTCCAGAGAGTGTTAGGGTTAACCCTTTAGCCTCAAGATTGGATGTCTCAGAGATTGTGTCAATCCCGCCAAGCCCACCGACTGCCAAATAAGTGTTGCCACCATAGACAATCGACTTGCCACCATTTGTGTAGTAAATATGGCCAGATGAAAAGTCAAGATCGACTAAAAAGCAAACTGTCAGATTGTCGTCTGTCAGAGCCGATGTGATGGCACTGGCAAGGCTTCGGGTCATATCGCCTCCAAAAAGCCAGCAGAGACCGAATAAACGCCTTCTAGCGACTTGTTGATTGCAACCGATGTGCCATCAAGTCGCATGATTGCTGAAGGGTTGTTGTAAGTCACAGAAGTCGATGCAGTTGGCTGAGTCCTGAATGGTGGCTCAATTGTGTAAACACTTGAAGCCTTACCAACAATCATCTTGACCTCGTAATTGGCAAACTGAATGAAGTCGCCAATTGACAGACTTGATGAGGAAAGAGTCGCAGTCGAGCCAGTGGAGGAACTCACAGTGATCGAGCCAGTGACAGTGCCGATTGGAGCAGTCTCACCGAATCTTGGCAAATAGACTGTGTTTGCCATACCGCGCATTTTGTAAAACAAAGCCTGAATCGGTGCGACCTCAGCCCTTGAAAGGTTGTTCCAAGCGACTGAGCAATACCATTTCGCACCAGCCAACTCGACTGTTTGAGACTGCTGGCTCAAAGGTGAGGTGAAAATCTGTGTGTTTGACCTCAACTCCCAAAGAGCAGATTGAGGTGTTTTGACACTAGGCCAAGCAAAGGTTGTCATGCAAACGCTCCACCAGATTTCATTGATCTGTAAATTTCCGCTTTGGCTTGTTCTTTAGCCTGATTCATTGCAGCCATGATCGATGATCTATCAGTCCGAGAGTCAATGTTGATGTTTTGAACAACAGTCACACCACCGCCACCGAGTTTATTGTTTGGCACGATATTACCCGCGCCATTTGGCACAAAGAGTTCAGGGCCACGCTCACCGACCATGTAAGGGGTATTTGATGAAACAGGGCCACCCATCGCTCGGCCACCAAAGCCTTTAAAGAACTCCCCAAGAAAACTGACTGCTGGATCGCTGATATTCTTTTTAATCAACATTCTCAGAATGTCGCGCTGGATCGAGTTCACCATGTCTTTGAAGTTTAGTTTGCCAGTCATAAAGGCTTCAGTCAGAGTGCTGGTGAACTCACTGCCAAAGTTGTTAATCGCATCAAGCAAAAGATCAATATCAGACTTGCCTTTATCAGTAAACTTTTTAAGCTCCTCACTTGCCAAACCAATAGAGCGACTGAAGGTGTCTGGATCAATGTCTTTGTTAGTCAATAATCCTTGCAAGTATTGAATGCGCTCGATGTAGTTCTCAAGGGGTGTGCGAGTGTCTTCAAACAACTTTTTGATTGAGTCAGCAAAGTCTTTTCTATCCTTTGTTTTTTGCTCATCATATTTCTGCTTCTCTTTGTCATTTTCCAGTTTTTCTTTGTCAGCCTCAGTGATGTTTCTGATCAAAACTAGGTAAGTCTCATAAGCCTTGATTTGCTCGTCAGTTGCACCCAATCTGGCAAACTGAGCAACCTTCAGTGCGTCCTCGCCATCGGTGAGTTTTGTGACCTGATCGATAACAGACAGATAAGAATCTCGAATCTTTAAAAGAGACTTTTCTAATTCGTTGTCTTCTTTCTTTGCTTTCTCGCCACCCAAAGATGGCAATGGTTTTGCTGCACGTTTGTCAATTCCAAGCAATCGCCTATCCATGCCACTTGCCTCTCCTTGTCTTGGAGTTGCAAACATTTCATTTCTTTGAATTGCCTTTAAATAATTTAAACGATTTTGTAAGTGCTTGTTATATTCATCAAGAGAGGAAGTGTCAGCATTGGCTTTTTTATAACGCTCGATGGCAGCATTGTTTGAATCAATTTCATCTCTTACAGTTTTAAGATTTTCTTCTGTATTTTTGAAAGGGTTGATTGTTCCAAAATTTCTAAGGGCATCAAGGAAACCGCCCGAATACTTTATGCCCTCTTGAAACTCAACAATCATCTTGGAAAGTCCAACAAGCATCGGGTTGATGCCATCGACCAAGATAAGTTTTAATTGCTGATTGATTTTTGTGATGTTGTCATTGAAAGCCTCAGCATTCTTTGCAAAGTCATCACCAAAACTTGCACCAAACTCTGTAATTCCTTGTTTGCCAGTATTCAGGAAAGGAATCAGATCAGCACCAGCCTTGCCAAACAAGGCCATTGCATATTGAGTCTTGGTCGCTCCATCGGCTGCACCACTAAATGCTCCCGCCACATCGCCAAGGATGTCAGCAGTTGGCCTGATATTGCCATTGGCATCTTTGACACTAATGCCGAGATTCTTAAATGCTTCTGATTGTTCTTTACTGCCAGAGGCCGCCTCTGCAATGCTTTTGTTTAATTTAACTAGAGCCGAGCCAAGTTGCTCGTTTGAGACACCAGCCAGATCAGCCGTGTTTGCCAATGATGATAATTCGCTGACCGCAATCCCTGTCTTTTGAGACAGTTTATTCATGTTGTCAGCACTGTCGATCAAGCCCTTGATCTGAGCCGCGCTTCCAATGGCCGCCAAAACAGCAGTCAGACCAGCGATCTTGCCTGTCACCGCACCAACACTGGTACTTAGATCAGTAAGACCGCCTTTGACTGATTTGAAGGCCGCGCCAGTCCTGTCCTGAGCAACAATGTCAATGCTTACATCTTTACTTGCCATTGCTTCTCTCCGACTGAAACTTAATCCAAACTTGCCATTCTAGGAACTCCTCAACAGACATTTCCTCGATCTCGCCAACTGTTTTGTGTAACTTCTCAGCAAGATAAAACATGAACTGTCGCTCAGGAGTCTCCCTTAGTTTTTTTCGAGTTCCTTGAAATCAACTCGCATGATTTCTGTTGAAACTCTTTCCAAAATTGAGGCATCGACCATGTTTCGCAAAACTGGCTTGTCCTCGATGGTGAAAATCTTTCCACCTTCTTTATCTAGGCACTTCATCACCAACAACTCAACCAGAGTGTCAGCCTCAGAGTTGCCCAATCGAGTCACCGCCTGAAGTCTTGCTTTGTCTTTCAATGTGAAAGGCTCAACATAAACGATCAGAGGGCCATTCTCGTCACCCCATTCAGGCACTTCAATGGCCTTGATCTGGAGTGACTTGAAATGGGCTTTTGCCCGATCAATCGCACCCATTACGCAGCAGTGCTTAGAGCCAATACGCCAGTGCCTTGCAATGTGATGGAAGCCTCAACCATGCCATCAAAAGATGAATTGATTGTCAGACCAGTCACAATGGCAGAGCCAGTGTAATATTTATCGCCAGCCGTTGCACCTTCGGGATAAGCCGAGAATGTAACGCTTGCACCAACAGTCATGGCCATTTGGCCAGCGTCAGCCTCATCCCAAAACACATCAACTGAACCAGTGAAGGTTGTCAGTGAGGGTTTGTAGGTGCGAGCCGCATCGCCCATCGATGTGTCCTCTAATGTGTCAGCAGACTCGGAAATCGAGAAACTGCGAATCTCGCCAATGGTGTTTGCACCAACTTTGAGTGTACCTTCTGAACCAGTATGAGTAGCCATAATTAAGCCCCTTTCAAGTTTTACAATTTTGCCACATTAAGCAGCAGATTCAACATCATTTTCTCTTGTCGAGTAAGTTACCTCAACAGTGAAACGCCCAACACCCACCACTTGTTCTCCATCCCCTGAATAATCAGATTCAAAAGCGACTGTGTTGATGTCCTTTGCTTTGCCACCAAGCGTGATATTCTGATAGAGGGCTTCCTCTACCTCAACCGCAATGGTGTCAATCGTATTGTCAAAATTAGTGTTTGCCATGACATAACACTCAACCATCACCTCTAAAACTCTCAACTGAGTTCTGGGTCTGGTCATTGTTTCATTTGTCGATGTCTCTGACTTTGTATAAACAATGAGTGCTGGCAGTTTGCCAGACTCAAATGGATAAACCCGAGACTTGAAAACCCGAGTGCCAGTCGTTGTCAGACCAGTCAAAGCAGTGACTACCGCATCCCTGATTTGCTGCCGAACATGGCTCATTATTGTTTCTCCAAAACTATCATTGTCATGCCAGTCCCATCGTCCTGAACAATTCTGGACTTATAACTAACTCTGGCAATCAGGAAGGCATCACCCTCAGTGCATGACTCCACATCCGAGGTGCGAACCATGAGTCTGGGTTGCTGAATAGCAAAGCCAACATCGCCACCAGTCTCGACATCGATGAACTGGTTGTCAAAGATTCCTCGAATAGTCTTTGGGACTCCATTCTGGATTGTGTATTTCACATCAATCCCAAAGTCTTTCAAGTACATCAAGCGATCAGCAGCAGACTCAAACATTCTTTTTTGGCCTTCCACGCTTAATTATTGGCATGGCATCCGATATTTCTAAACCAAGACTCTTATTCACCAGTGGAGTTTCAAAAGTATGCAAAACGCATCTCTCCATTTGAATAAGACTCTTGCCTTCTAAATCAGGCAATTCCAAGACATCGCCCATTCGGGCTTTGCCTTGGCTTGTCATCGTATTTCTGATGAAATATAAATTCATGTTTAGCTGACGTATTGGTACTCACCAATCAACTCGACACCAATTTTGTAAGACGCTGTGCCAGCAACAGTGCAAACTGCTTTGACAAAACGCTTCATTTCATTTTTGTTGACGCTCAATTTCTGAACGCTGGCTGTGTTTCCAACTTCAGTAAACGCTGCACCAGTTACATCTGTGTAAGAACCACCAGAGGTGTCGCTGTGAGTCAACTTGACATTGCAAGTTGCACCAGCACCGCCAGCAGAACAATTAAGAATAACTGCCACTTCGTTTGTGTATTGAAGCAAATCAACAGCAGAACCAGTAGTTGTCGCAGTGATTGTGTTTGAAGGAATCAATGCAACCAGTTGAGAATTATCGCCATAATTAACCATTTAAATCTCCAAAAAAGATGGTGGGGTTTTTAGCCCCACCTTGTCAATTAAGCAATGTCAGCATCGCCATAGCAGAAGGAAACCGCATTGCGAACTGCAATGTCAGTGTCTTGCAACGCCACCACGCGCATTGTGCCGCTTGTGGAGTTGCTGTAAGGATCGACCATCAAATCCAAACCAGAGAAGAAACCAATCAGCAAGTCAGCAAAGTTGCCAAAGAACACATCGCCAGCAGTCACTTGATTAGAAGTTTCTGTGCGATATCCGTTGACAGTATTGCCAGCTTCCCAAACAAACTGACCAGCAGATGTAGATGACTTTTCAGTTGTCTTCAATGCACCGCGTTGAGCAGGATTGAACAAATAAGTCATTGTTCCGATGTCAGCATTGTCGGTTGCAACCTCAGACTCCATTCCCACCAACTCAGCAAATGTTGGGTTTGTGGCTGCAAAGTCTTTGGTGTTGATGCCAGAAACCAACTTGATGCCTGTTGGCTGGTTGTTTGAACCAGTGCCATAAAGGGCAGCAGCGTCAATCGCCAAAGCAATCACAGTGGCCAAGTCTCTGCGAACCATGCTTTCAACGTCAATTGATGACTGGATCATCAATTTGCGTGAAAAGTCAGTGTAAGCACCGACAGTCTTTGGAGACATTGTGACTTGAGCCAGAGTTTGTTGGCTCTCAGTAGGTGCGCCAGACTCAGCAACCCAATAAGCAGTGGCCGCGCCAGATTGCTTAGGAATTGCCACATTGCCAACCAGACCATTGAGAACTGTTGCACCAGCACGTTGAACAACTGAACGATTGCGGAGCATCTCGATGAAAGATGCAGCCAAAAGATCAGTTGCAACCAAGTTGCCACCAGCAGATGCAGTGCCAACTGTCAAGTCACGTTTTGCATGGACAACTTCGTTTGGAACGAAAATGCCTTGAGCAGAGCGACCATAAGTCTTTTGAGCAGCATCAGAGACTTCACGCTCGAAAGCAGCGTTAGCCCATGCACGTTTGTCTTGGGGATTAGCCAAAGCATTGATTGCGCGAACAAATGAGAATTGACGAACTTCCTTCTGTGTCAAACCGACTTCGGCTTGGATAGGAGCGTCATAAGCGCGACTTTCAGTCGCCACAGTTGCAGAGTTTTCCATTTTTCTTTCCTTTGGGGTTTCGGTTTCAGCGACTTGAGTTTGCGCTTCAACCAAAGTTTCGGTAATTTGTGATGTTTCCATCACCGCTTCAGAGGTTGTTTCAGTTTCCATGCTTCGACCCACACCGACTGACACATCGGCTGGAATTGAAACAATAGACACTTCAACTGGTCGCCAATTTGTTGCACGATAAGTTTTGCCATCGTTCTCTTTTACCATCTTGGCAATTGAGTATCCAATGGAAACATTACCGCGAATCAAATCCGCGACATCTCCGTAAACCTCTGAAGCCAGTGCGCTCTTACCGAAACGCACTGTCGCCCGCAACTTGCGAGCCGAGCCATCGAGACTTACAGATTCGATTACACCAATTTGACGCTCAGGATCGTGATCCATAAGCAATGGTGCGCGACCAGAGTTTAAGAAACTCAAGTCGATTGATTGGGGATTGTGGTCGAGGACTTCCTCGCCATAAGAGCGACCGACTGGCATCTCAGAGGAAATCGACATCGACACCCTGCGATCATCAACGCTTTCCACTCGGGCTTCCATAGCGTCAGCGCGAGTCACTCGCTCACCAGACTTGCGATCTTCGGCAACATCAACGGACATTTCCATTGGTTGCTCAACTAGAGCGTTTTCTGCGCTTGACTCTAGGTCGATTTGTGCAGCAGTGGCCATTTGCTCAGTTTGTGCCTCGATGATTTCAGCAACATCCTCAGTGTCAACGTGAATTGAAACACTGACCATTGCTCTTTCTTCGTCACTCATAATTTTCCTTTCGGATGCTTCTTCAAACAGTATTGGCTCAAAGTCATGTGATTTTAACCACGCTTTTGCTTCTTGAGTAGTGAAGCGAGTTTTGTCAAACCGAATCGCTTGGAGTTCAGAGACTCCATCTTTGATCCCATAAATAAAATCAATTCCTTCACCGCCTTCATTATTTTTTCGCGCAAATGAGTCATATTGTTCAGGGTCTTTCAGCCTTGCAGCGTGTTCATTTGGATAAGGTCTTGCGTCATCTAATGACCGATCACTTTTGATCTTTTCATATTCACGCTCAGACCACGTTTTGCCAGCATCACCAGACCACAAAGCCCAAGCAATTCTGCCGTTTGATGGATAACCTTCCTCGCCAACTCTAAAGCCCTCAGCCTCTTTGTCAACCTCATGCCGAGCAAAGTAGCTGACCATTCGCCCGATTGTATCGTTTGACAAATTAGCCCCATTCACAATGTCTCTGGCTCTGGCAATGCCAATCTCAGTGCCACCGCGACCAAACTCAGACCGCCAGTCAAGCCCCCTTTGGGCTTCCTCTTTCATGGCTTCATTCGCCACTGACATTTGACACCTCAGCCTCAGTTGGAAGTTTGTCACCAAATGGCTCAAAAGCCAATTTCAGACCATAAAAAGCAGCCAACTCTTTCTCAGCGTTAATTGCTGAGAAGGTTTCCTCGACATCCCGACCATATTGATTGGCCACATCTTGCATCGACAAAATGCCGTTTTTCATGCCGATGACAGCCGCATTCATCTCTTTCAATGGGTCAACCCACTGGAAGCCCCGCGCCCTGAATATGGCCGCATCTGCAAACTTGTCAAATCGAGTTGATGGAATGTTAATCACACCATTCTCCATTACCGACATCAAGAACTCTCGAAAAACTGGCTCGACAAAGTGCTGAATGAGAATGTCCTGAACCATTTTCCACTGGTCACGATCCTCAAGAGTGCCTTGCCTGATCGATGAATATGAGACACCTTCCAGATTGTTGGCCAAGGATGTGTAACTCACACCCAGACCTGAAGCGATACCGCGCAGAACTGCCTTTTCAAACTCAGCAAATGCACCTGTCGGATGGGTAGGATCAAACTGTTTAAAGTCCACGCCCTCTGGCAATTGGTGGAAAGTCCCAGGATCGGCTTGCATGATTGGCACGTTGTCAATCTTGTCGTCAGCCGTGAAACCATCACCCTGTGGAGAGGTGAAAAAACCCATCTTAGATGCACCAACCCGAGCCGCCACCAACTCGGCCTCTCGATAGCCATTAAGCATTTTGAGGCTGGTTAAAACTGGAGCCATCCAAGGCACACCTCGGGTCTGTTGCGCTCGCTCACCAATAAAGCAGTGAATGATCCTGTCAGCAGGGACTCGAATCCTTGGCTCAGAGAATGTCTGGCTGTATGCGTCAAAAGGATGTCGAGTCAGCAAGTGATAAGCAACTGGTCTGCCAAACTGATCGAGTTCCACACTCATGCGGATTCGATTTCCATTTGGGAGGTTGTCGTTATAGTTCTCGTCCAAATAATCTGGCTCAAGAAACTCAAGGGCAAAATCAAACTTGTTTGGATAGCGCACCTTGCGACACAAAACCTCGCCATCACGCACCAGAGACTCGACAAAGAATCTCTGAGCATCAACCCATGAGTATTTGCCATCAACAGTGCAGACACCTAATCTTGACCACTGAGCAAAAGCATTCTCGATCTGATCGTTGCCAATGTTATCCATTGAGCCATTGTCGTTTCTGGCTTTGATCTGGACAGTCACACCGCGCTCACCGACCACATTTGATTTGGCCAGATTGATGAATCGCTTGGCATATTCATTGTTTCGCGTTAAATCCCGAGAGCGATCCCGCAAGATTCTTATGGCTGGTCTGATTTCCTCGTCAGCAGACTTGGAGGATGAAATGAAGTCACTGAATAAGCGTCCAACATTCGCACCCGCATAACTGCGCTTTTTCAGAGGTTTCTTTCTGGAAAAGATGTCCATAATTCCCATTATCCGAACCTCACTTGAATTGTTGAACCAGTCGGTTTGCCTTTGGCAATATTCTCAGCAATCAATTCTTTTTGACGCTCACGCTTGTAATAATCCCGAGCGTCTGTCAATTCTCTGAATGACATCTTTGAAAGACTGCGACCAGCAATTGAGTAACTTGAAACATCCGAGTCAGCCCGACCAGACAAAATGCTTTCGATCTTGCCAATCATTATTTGAGCATGAGTCCGCAAATCAGCAGAGGTCAGATTCAAGTCTGCGACAATTTCCCAATAACCTTTGTCCACAGTGACCCGAGCCGAGTCAGAGTTGCGCTCGATGTCCGCTTGCCAGACATAACTTCCCTTGATGAAAGCCGCGCTTGTTGCGTTGGTTATGGTGGCCAGATAAGCAGTCCCACTGGTTGTCGCAGTGATATTGATCTCATCGTTTCCACCGCCCTGAATTCGGGCTGTATATTTGAGAGTGTAAAGTGATGGAGGGTAATCATCCCCAAGATCGGTGCGTTTCCATTGGAAAAAACTACCAATCACAATGTTTTCAGGCTCAGTCGTTGGAGCGTTGCTTGAGTCGAAAAGGTTAGCCATCGGCCCCCCTAGTTTTACGGAATATAGCGCATTTTAACGCCAACCATTAACAAATGACGATTGTGGCTTTGCTCGACTGGTGGGTTTGGTTGTTTTAACCACCTCAGTCGCCTGTTTCCGCAATTCTGCCCTTTTTGCTAATGATGCCAGATTAACATTCAAAAGGGAAAGTGCTGCCATTGCATACACCCGAACATCGAGTGCTTCGTTTCGAGTCCGAGTCTTCACAAACTCACGCCTTGCAAAGCCTTTGTGATAGCGAGTTGCTATTTTCTCAGCCGTTAACTGTTTGAAATATTCATCCTCTCGCCCGACAGGGAAGTGGCAATATCCCGCGCCAGCCTCCTGAATCTTGAATCGAGAGAATAAAAGCAGTTTGACAGTATCCACACCCACTGGAAATAACTTGATCTTTCCGATATTGTTCTTTGAAGGCTTGCCAACAATGGGTTTTCCCTCACCGCCAACACCCTTGATCGCAAATATGCGCTTTCCTTCTCTTGGGTGAACATATTTGTAAACTGCTTGAGTATTGTGGCCACCAGAGTCAATGCAAGTCGCTCTGACAATCATTTCCTCGCCAGACTCATGCTCATAAGTCTGAGCCAAGAATTCATCGAGGTCTTTCCAAATATGGGGTGCTGAAGGGTCGCCATAGAAGGTTTTGTAAGCAATAGACCAAGATTCCTCGTCAAGACCCCATCCGACCACCTCGGCCTCCAGTCGATCATCCTGAACGTCAACTCCAGCAGTCAAAAGCAAAACATCATCGGGAATTGCGTCCCAATCCTCAGCCCTGTTTGACAGTGAGTAGTCATCGACTTGCTCACCCTCCTCCTCCCAAGACTCTCCAAGATAAGTATTAACCCAGACTCTTAGAGTTGCTGGTTGTTTCTTGGCCTCAAGGAAATCTTGAACTCCCTCAGCCAATGGACTCCAAGGAGAGTAAAGTGCAGACAAGTGAAACCCTGCCACCTTGCCTGTTGGCTTGCTTGCAATCCAGCGACCTTTTTTGATTGCCCTTGCTCTTTGAGCATCATCCCAAAGTGAGCCACATTCCTCGCAAACATATTTCGCTGTCTCAGGCTTGTCAGTTTCCCACTTGACCTGACCCCATTTCAGGGTTTGCTCATGTTGGCAGTCTGGACAACAGATGTGAAATCTTCTCTGATCGCTTTCTTCATAAGCCGCCTCGATGCGACTTGCACCTTTGTTGGTCGGAGTGGAGACAAGCAAGATTTTTCGATTCCAAAAGGTTGTTGCCCTTTTTTTGGCCAAAGACACTGGATCACCTTCTGAGCCAGCCGAGACAGGATAGCGATCAACCTCGTCACAGAAAACCACCCTCACTGGCCTCGATGCCAGACTCGATGGAGAGTTTGCACCGCAAGCAGTCACATGGCCACCAGCAAAGACTTTGTGCAGTGTCGTGTTGCCAGAGTCTCTCGATCTCGGGTCTTTGACCAAGCCAGCCAGAATGGGTGTGTCTCTCAGCATTGGTGCAAGTCGGTCTTTGCTCCAAGTCTGAGCCATATCGAGAGTCGGCTGCACCACCAACATGGGGCTTGGGTCTTGAGAGATAAAGAATCCAACCGCATTATTTAGAATCTCAGTCTTACCCACCTGAGCCGAGGACATCATCACCACAGTCTCAATGCTGTGGTCAGATAGCGCATTCATCACGCCTCTTTGGTATTCAGCGCGAGAGGTGTTCCAGTTCCCCGCCTCAGCCGAGGACTCTGGACTCAGTTTTCGATATTCATCAGCCCAATCCGAGATTGTGAGTTTAGTTGGTGGCTTCAGTCGATTCCAAATCTGCTTCTGAATCGCCTTCTGCAAACTCTCCCTCTGGATTGCTCTGACCGATTCCTCTAATTTCATTCAATGCCTCGTTTATTGAGTCCTCTAATATGGACTTTATTTCCTGAACATTCTCTGCTGTGTATATTTGCGCTGCACACTTACTAGGGATTGAGATCATTTTCGCCCTGAAGTTGGTTAATTGCTCACCAAAATCCTGAGCGACCTTATCAATCTCAACCAAAACCCCTTGCTCTTTCATCAATTCAAGTTCAGCCAGTCCAGCCTCAGCCGCCATTTTTCTCCGCTTGGCTTCCTCTAAATCAATTGCGTCCTGATTGCCAATCAGATTCTCAACCTTCTTTTTTTCCATCCAAGCGACCACATCGCCTGTGATGAACTGTGAACCAAGTCTGCCCCTTCCACGCTTTAAAACAGGGAAGTCGTGAAGGTTTTGCATATCAGTGATCCACTTCTCAGAGCGGCCAATGATCTCAGCAAGTTGCGTTTTGTTAACTATCAATTGTCATCCTTTGCCATGAAAACCGACAGTGTTAAATTCTGTCACTAGGCGAAAGTCGTGGCGCGAATTACCCTTAAGGCACAAACTTGTCACAGTACC